AGGATTCGCGTACCGCTTAATAACTTTTCTTTTGGTGAAGTCAGTCCGTCATTACGATCCAGAACTGACAGCCCTGTTTATGTAGCGGCTGCGGAATCTGTTAAGAACTTTTTTATTAGAGCAGAGGGCGGTGTCATTAACAGACCTGGCACTGAACGCATATATGAATTTGGTCTTACATATGATGCTGCGTTGGCTCAACAAGTTAGGCTTGAGCCATTTATATTCTCCGATGATGAGAAATACATTATTGCTTTCTCAAATGTTCGCATTGATATTTTCCGTATCGCAACCAACGGCACTGTCTCCCATGTTCAAACGCTTACTGCTGACGTTAATGGTGACGCTGTTCCTTTCGACAATACTAATCTTGTAGAATTTACTTACACCCAAAAGGGTGACTTCATGTTTATTGCTCACCGCACGTTTTTATGCCGTGAGTTAGTACGCACTGGATTAACTACGTTTGAGATGCGTGTCTTTGCTTTTGATCAATCGATTGATGGCAATAAAAAACATCAGCCCTATTATAACTTTCAAGGCGCTGGCACTACCATTTCTTCTAGCGGCACATCAGGAACAGTAACGCTTACCTGTTCTCAAAATTATTTTGCGGCTGGTCATGTAGGCACAAGATTATTGATAGGCGAGACTGAAGCACTAATTAGTGTATTTACAAACGCCACTACAGTTACGGCAATCCTTCAAGGCGAACTAACAACGCAGCTAGATATTGATGCTTTAAAAACCAAAAAGGATTCAAACAAAATAGAAGTAACGCACGTTCTTCATGGCCTTGCTTCTGGTGCAACTGTTGTTATTGCTGAGGCTGGTGGGCTAGGCGGTATTGCTGCAAGTAACATTAATGGCAGTCGAACCATTAGCCGTATCATTGATGACAACAAATACGAGATAACCGCAGGTGCGTCTGCAACGTCTGAGGCTGACGGAGGAGGCTCTCCAACTGTAAAGAGCAGTGCAGCTACCACTGAATGGTATGAGCAGTCTTACAGCGCACTCAGGGGCTTTCCACAGGCTATTACATTCCATGAGGATAGGTTGTGGTTTGGTGGTACGCCAAGTCAGCCAGACGGATTATGGGGATCAAAGACTGGATATTATTTTAACTTTGATATTGGTACGGCTGAAGATGATGATGCAATTGACATTGATGCAAGTGTTGGTGTTACCAATCAAATACGCCATTTGGTGTCTAATCGCGACTTGCAAGTGTTTGCATCACAATCAGAGTTTTATGTACCAGCTTTTCAAGACGCACCAGTAACACCAGCTAAAGCTAAGGTATCTCTGCAAACGCCTGTTGGTTCTGGTTATGTCAGACCACAATCTCTTGATGGTGCAACTTTGTATGTTCAAGCTACTGGCACAGCCATTAGAGAATATATCTTTTCGGATTCTGAAGCAGCTTACACATCTACAATGGTGTCATTGTTGTCCAGCCATCTTATAAGCAACCCTATTCAATTGACTACGGTTAAAGGTTCGCTTGCAAGACCAGGCGCATATGGAATGTTTATTATGGACAATGGTGAAATTGCTGCGTTCCATAGTTTGCGTGATGAGAAACGTGCTGGCTGGATGAGATGGGAAACTAAAGGCAGGTTCCATTCTGTATGTGCTGTAGATGAAGATCTCTTTACTGTTTCAATAAGGGATACTGGTGCTGGCACTAACAAGCTGGTTCTTGAACAATTCAACACATCTATGAAAATGGATTTCTGTAATGACTTTACTGGCAGCAATGGTGTGTTTGATGTGTCATCTCATTTTGCAAATGGTGCAACTGTTGAGGTCGTAGATGGCACTGAGTTTCTTGGTACGTTTACTGTAGGTAGTGGCAATGTAGATGTCAGCGCAGTTAAATTATCTACGGCTGCACAGATTGGATACAGATTTACACCAGAGTTAAAAACTCTGCCTATCGATGGCGCGGTTCCGGGCGGCCCTCTTACTGGTGCGCCTCGTAAAATAACAAAAGTTACGTTGGATCTTGAGAATACATTGAGTGTGTCAGTCAATGGCACAGATATGATTATTCGTACAGTTCAGCAAAATCAGGCAAGTGGTGTTGCTGCGGTCAGCGGTAAGGAAGAGTTTAGGGTGCTTGGGTATAGTAAAGACCCTCGCGTTACGATATCTCAATCTGCGCCACTGTCTATTCAGATAAATGGTTTGGTAACTGAGGTGGCTTTTTAATGAATTTAATGATGATAGGTCAGGCAATAAGCTTGTTTGGTTCGTTTCAACAGGCTTCTGCACAACGCAGGCAAGCGGCTCGCGTTGCAGAGCAGCAAGAGTTTAACGCTAGGCTTGAGCGTATTCGGTCTGAGCAAGAGCATAATGATCGCCTTGATGCATTTGAAACCTATCGCTCAACAGCAAACGCAGTTCGCGGTGTCAACAATATAGATCAGAACTCTCGTTCATTTAAAGCAAGGGTTAATGCTGGCAAAGATAAAAGCATTGAGCAGATGAACAGAGCTACAACGCAAAGCATGTTTACGCAAAATCGTATGCGTTACCAAGCAGAGAACACAAGGATGCAAGGCAACATCAATGCTAACGCAACGATGATGTCTGGCATGGCTAGCTTTGCAATTGGCATGGATAAGATTACATCCGTAACAGGGGGTGATTAATGGCTGAGATACCTAAGTTCAAAGGCACTCCTGTTTATAACCAGCCTATTGGTGTGGTTCAGCCTATGCGTGATACTTCTGGTGAAGCATTCCAGCGTATCGGGCAGGCACTTTTTGAGCATGACTATGCCAAAGTTTATGCTGCTGAAGAAACAAAAGGTAAAGCATTTGGTGCGGCTGCGGCATTCGGTAAAGCTAAAGATGGTGGTTTAGGGCCAATAGAAATACCAGAAAATTTTTCTAAGGTTGCTCGACAAAACGCTCTGCCTATTGGTGATAAAAGATATATTGAGCGATTAACCTTAGATGCTCAAATGCATGCTAACGAGTTACATGCTCAACATGATATTAAAAAAGATTATGTTGGCTTTCAAGCAAAGTGGAAAGCTTACTCTGAAGACACACTAAAGAGGTTATCTTCTGATCCTAGCTTATCTAAATATGCTGCATCTATTGCGTCTGCGCTTGATGCTGAAGGTTTTTCACATGGCAAAAAGCTTTATGCTGACAGGCTAGGTGTTGAGCATAAACAAGCTTTTGTTAATCGTGTGCAGATTTTAGAAAGTGCAATTAAAGATCAACGTGCTTTGGTTAATATCCAATCAAAAGATTTTGAGGGTGGTGATGTAGTTGGCGATGATGCTGATTACAATAAAAATAACATTCTTGAAATTATTGATGGATTAGAAGAAGAGTTTCCAACTCTTGTTGAAAGAGAGATGCTCCAAACTTTAAGAGATAAGATTAATACAGAGCATTTTCTTGGCAAGCTTGACAATGTTGCATCAACATTAATTCAAAATATTGGTGACAATTTTAATCCATACACAAGTGATATACCTATTGGCAATATCATGCAGTCTGCTCAGACCGCTATTCGTACTGGCAATATGGGCAACATTACAAATGAAACCCACAGAAAAATATTGGATGAGGTTGGGTTAAGTGAAATTATTTCTACTAGTGGTTATGGCGATGTCAGAGATAAGCTTGCATCAGCATTTGATAGCGTAGAAAACAATATCGTTGCACAGGCAAAAGCTAACAAAGATGGTTTGCTACGCAGCGCATATGCAAACATGGCAGCACAAGGTGTGCCGATGTCTGCTAAAGCATCTGGTCATATATTAAAAACAGGTGCGTATGCTATTGGTACGCCGCAAGATCTTTTAAACAACCTGCCTACTATTTTAATGGGTGACAGAAATGCACCTGAGTATCAGGTTCTTATGGGCAATGGTCAGTTACCAGATTTTGTAATCAAAGCATTTAGTCCAGATATAATCGAAGGTTATCTTGCACAGAATAGCGATAACCCTATGGCTCTTCTTACAATGCGTAACTTTTTTAAGCAGGCTACGCATCGTATGCGTGATGGTCGGCTAGACATAAACCAGCGTGGGTTTAGTGATGATACCTTTATGATGTTTGAAACAATGGATGCTGTTTCCAATACACATTTGTTTAAAGACTTCACGCCTGCTGATCTTATGGCTAAACAAGCACAGTTGGATCGTGATCCAGATGCAAAAGAATTAGTGAAAACGTTAAGAGCAGGTCATTTTGGTGACAAAGGCAAGCAACCATCTACGCTTGATTTTGTTCGTGATGCAACAGGCAGCACTGATGCTGCTGTTAATTTACATTTTACCAGATACGCTGATGCACTCATCTATACATTCGGTGCGGCTGAAGCTGCTAGTATAATTGCTAACTCTGTAGAAAAAGTATTCAAGAAATCTGACTATATGTTTATGCAAGGCGGTCAGAAAAACTTTACGCGCATGGCTCCTGAGCAGCATTTTCGTGGTGATGGCGAGATGGATATAATCTTAGAAGCTGCACAACAAAAGCTACGATTAAGTGCCAAAGGTAAAAATCTTAAAATAGGCAGCACAGCTTTTTTTGCACCAACTACAGGCACAGCACCAATCAAAGGTGTGCCAACTAATCTTCCAAGCTATCGTCTTGTAGATAGAAATGGGCAGGTATTGCTTGATGCTAACTCACAGCCTTTGGTTGTTGGGCCGCAGGCTGTTATGCAAGCGCGAGACATTAAAACTAAAGAACAGATTGAAAGTTATGTAGCTAAAGCAGAAGCAGCCAGAGCTAGGCATCTTAGCGGTACTAATCAGATTGGACAGTTTAAACCTAGATCAAGTGGTGGCGCAGCTTCATCACTTGGCGGTACGAGTAAAACAATTAATCAATTGCTTGATGCACAGCGAGAAAGAGCAAGGCAGTTAGCAGGGCAGAAGTAATGGATAATGGCATTGCCGATTTTTTTGTTACATTAGATAGCGGCTTCGCTGATGGCAGGGCTATCGATCCGTCATGGATGGAAACATTCAAAGCATCATTTACTGATCGCTTGCCTGTTGGTGGTCACTTTGAAGAAATAAAACGCTTTAGTGATCGCATCAGAGATGAAAGCTATGATGCTGTTGCTAATATTCCTGAGACACATATTCAATATTATGATGATCTTGTTCGCGCTAAAGACCAAGAGCATATGGACTTTCTTGTTCATCAGGTAGACCTGGCACTTGAACGTGATCAGGTTATGGCTGATGGATCGTTCACAGCTAACATAGCTGGTGATCTTCCCAGCTTTCTTATTGGCTTTGTCCCCATATTAAATGTAGCTGGTGGCGTATCTAAATTTGGTACATTCACCAAGTTTGCTGCGGCTGGCTTTGGCGCTAGCGCGGCTTCAGAGCTTGTTCGTGAGCCGTTTCAAGTGGCTGATGCTGATTATGAATCGACACTTAATATAGCTGCATCAACAGCTTTGTCTCCTGTGCTTGGCATGGGCATGACTTATTCCAAACCATTCATTCAATCATCAGTTAATAAAATTATAAGTGCTGTTAGTGGCAGACCAGTAAGACATATTTTTGATGCTGATGGAACTATACATTTATCAAAAGATGAAGATTTAAATATTAACGCCACAACAGAAGCAGCTAAAAAAGAAATTGGATCTGGTGATGGTGATGACACATTAAAGTTTGCTAACCCACTTAGTAACGATCTTCAGAAGTTTCTTGCTGATCCTAAAATGCCGCAAGCAGCAAAGGCTATTGCTATTCGTATGTCGAGCAATGCGTCTATTGCAACCAAGGGCAATGTAGAAGGCAAAGCAACGCAGTCATTAGCGCAGCGCATCATTCCTTACTATGGTGCGTTTAACTCTGTGCAGCGTGGGCTGCGTAATCTTCATGCACAGGACATAGGTGTTGGTGAGAAAGCCAGTTCGTTCGCTGGTGTGTTCTACAAGAATAACAAAGAATATAACGCATGGCTGGCTGATACGATTACCAAGCACGTAAGATTAAACTCTAACAATCCACGCATTGCTAGAGAAGCGGCTGAGAATATTACAGAAGCGCAAAAAAATGCGGCTGCTCTGTTGCAAAAATCATTCAAAGAGATTGGTGAGGATGCAACCTTCTTTGGTGTGTTTCCTAAAAACAAAAAACTTCAGGAGCGTATCGATGCTGCAAATAAAAAGCTGGATGAGAAGACAACAAAGCTGGCCGAACTTGAAGAAACCATTAACAAGCAGCCAAACAAAGGCGCAACCAAAAAGCAGTTTGCATTCCTCCAAGACCTCGACAAGCAAATCAACAAGCTAAGAGATGACATCGATGGGTTTGAGGGGTTGCTAAATACACCGCCTCGCAGAGATTTTGCTTTCCCAATTTATTATGACAAAAAACTTTTAATGAGCGATCCGGCTGCAAGAGAACGCCTGACTGATACGTTTGATAAATGGTACACACAAGAACGTGCCAACAATCCTGATCCTAAATTTACTGGTGAAACAAGGGCTGATGCAGAACGCACAGTTGCTAGAATATTAGATGAGGATGCAGATGAGTTTGAAAGCTTATCGTTTGGTGGCGGCAGCACTAAACATTTAAGAGATCGCAAGACCAACATACCTGAGTGGATGGTAGAGGATTTTATCATTAAGGATGAGGATGCGCTTTATAGTTATTTTGAGCGTATGGGTAAGAAGATAGCGTTTGCTGAAACCTATGGTGGCAGAACTATAGATGAAGTAATGGACGAGTTTGAGACTGCACTTCGTAAAGCTAATCTATCTGAAGATGAGATCTTAAATGCTAAAGCTGCAATGGTTGGTGACTACGACAGGGTGATGGGCAACTTTGTTAAGCGTCCTGATCGTTGGGATAACCAGCTAGCCAAAGCAGTCAAGTCATGGACAGGCTGGACATATCTAGGTGGTGCTGGTGTATCTGCTATTACAGATGTTGGCAGTGTTGTTATGGCTCATGGCTATAAGGATGTAGCTAAAGCTGGTGCGGCTGCGCTTGCTGACACAGGTTTTGTTGCTGGTGTATTCCGGCAGGCTAATCTTGCTGGTGAGTTGCTTGACATCTCACGCAACGTAGCTGCAAGAGAAATACTTTCTGATAATGTAAAACGCATACAGCCCAATCTTCTTGAGAAGACTGTGGCTGCGGGTAACAAAGTTTATTACACAATGAATGGTTTGATGCCTGTTACTGTCAGCGGCAAGTTGCTTGATCAGATAGTTGTGCAAGACAAATTCTTTAAGTTGTCTCAAAAATGGTCAAAGGGCAAAATTAACGCCACTGATCGTGAGTATCTTGCTCGTTATGGCATCGATGAGGAGATGGCTAAGATCATTGCTGATGCTCCTGTTACCAAGCATCAGTCAGAAAACTTTGTATATTCTAACACAGACGCTTGGGCTAGAGACACGCCGCAACAACGTGCAGCGGTGCGTCAGTATCAGGCAGCTATTGCATCACACTCTAATAACACCATCATCATGGCTACTACGTTTGATAAGCCGCGTATTATGGATGGTGTAATGTATATGAAAGATAACTCATACTTTCAGCAAATGCGTAAAGTATTTCCTAAACTGTACGCTATAGATAAACGTGCATCTACTGGCTCTACGGCTTTGGTTCGTATGGATAGCCAGATAATGACATTGCCATTTACGTTTATGAACTTTGCCTTTGGTGCAAACAATAAGATTATCGGTGCTATTGCTGATCCAAGCAGGGCTTACAGACTGCAAGGTGTGTCTGCTTTACTTGGTATGTCTTACTTATCACTGTCGTTAAAAGATCAGTCATGGTGGAAAGATGCAGACAGCATTGAGACTATGGCAAGAGTTGTAGATCACTCAGGTATTATGGGTGTGTACTCCGACATTGGTTATAAAACTTTATCGATGGCAGTTAACACTGGATTGATAGATCAAAACGCATCTCCTGTTCCACCGAAATGGATTAGCGGCACACCAAGTGAGCGTGGGGCTGATGCTATTAATGAGGTGTTAGGCGCACCAGCTAGCCTTGGATACGAGTATTACCGTTTATGGGATCGCTATCTTAAAGGCGATAGGACAGGCGCAACCAAAGACTTGGGATATTCATTGCCGTTTGTTGGGCTACCTTTGTGGCGTGATGATGCAAGGGATTTCTTCAACGCAGGGCGGTCTTAATTGTGCGTGGCAACCTGCATTACTGCATGATAAGGGGTTAGTATGACTATAAACTTGAGCGATAATTCACCAAGAATATCCTACACTGTGGCGCAAGGTGCAACGCAGACAACCTTTGCTGTGCCGTTTGAGTTCTTTGATGATGCTGATCTAAATGTATATGTAGATGGCACATTAAAAACAATCACTGCACATTACACAGTATCAGGCGGCAGTGGGTCTACTGGTTCAGTAGGTATTTCTGTTACAGGAATTAGTGGTGGCAGCACTGTTATTATTACAAGAAACATTGCACTTGCCAGGACTACTGATTTTCCAACATCAGGGCCGTTTGATGTAACAACTCTTAACACAGAACTTGATCGTTTTACTGCGCAGCTTGCAGATCAAAAAGACCAGAATGATCGCTCAATTAGTTTGGCTGATGATGATGCAGCCGCGTCAATGACATTACCTGATAAAGCTGATCGTATAGGTAAAACATTAGCGTTTAATGCCAGCACTGGCGCAGTAGAAGCTGGGCCAAGCGTAGCTGGTGTTACAACTGTAGCTGCCATGGCTGCTGATATAGCTGCATTAGCTGACATTGAGGATGGGACTACAGCTACAGATGCTATATCTGGGTTAGCTGCAATCAAAGCTAACGTAACTACTGCTGCTGGTATTGCAAGTAACATTACTACCGTTGCAGGAATTTCATCTAATGTTACATCGGTAGCTGGTAATAGCAGTAATATTAATACGGTTGCAGGAAACAATACGAATATTAATACGGTTGCAGGAGTTAGTAGTGATGTAACTACAGTTGCAGGTATAAGCAGTGATGTTGCTGCTGTAGAAAATATTGCTGCTAATGTAACTACTGTTGCCGGAATTAATAGTAATGTTACTACTGTAGCTGGTGTGTCAGCCGACGTAACAACTATAGCTGGCATTAGCTCAGACGTAACAACACTAGCTAATGCTTTATCTGCAACAACAACATATGCTGTTACTGTTGCCAGTGTAGGCGGGTCAAATGTATTTGTTTTAGATGGGTCTAATAATCCGGCAATTCAGCTTGATCGTGGTAACACATACATTTTTGACCAGTCTAACGCCAGTAACGCTGGCCATACATTAGCGTTTAAAAATGGTAGTAGCAGCTACACAACAGGCGTAACAACTACTGGTACGGCTGGGCAAGCTGGAGCCAAAACAACTATTATTGTAGATGCTGGTGCGCCATCTAGCGGATTACTTTACTATTGCGTTGCTCACGGTAATGCAATGGGTAACACCATTAGCACTGTGACAAGTAATTTTGCTGTGGTTGCTAGTAATATAGGAAACATTAATACTGTAGCTGGAAACAACACTAATATTAATACTGTAGCTGGAATTTCTAGTGCGATTTCGGCAGTAAATAGTAACTCAACTAATATTAATGCCGTTAATTCTAATAGCACAAACATCAATACTGTAGCAGGATCAAATAGCAACATAACATCTGTTGCTGGTTCGATTGCTAACGTAAATACTGTTGCATCCAACTTAACTAATGTTAATTCGTTTGCTGATACATACTTTGTAAGTGGAACAGCACCATCATCGCCAACAACTGGCGATCTCTGGTTTGATACATCATCCGATACCATGAAAGTTTACGGTGGATCAGGTTTTCAAAATGCTGGATCATCAGTAAACGGAACATCTCAGCGTTTTTCTTACACAGCAACGGCTAATCAAACTAGCTTTGCTGCAACTTATGACGCTGGCTTTGTTGATGTGTACCTTAATGGCATTAAGTTAATTAACGGCACAGACTTTACTGCAACTAATGGCACAGCGGTTGTTTTGGCTTCTGGCGCAGCGGTCAATGACACAGTAGACATTGTAGCTTTTGGTACGTTTGTTCTTAGTAACTTTAGTGTCGGAGACGCTAATGATGTAACAGTATCTGGCGCATCATCAGGTGATGTTCTGACATATAATGGCTCTGCTTTTGCTCCGGCAGCACCAACAGTGCCAACATTAGCCAGCCTTAGCATTGCTAATCACGATCAAGTAACAGTTACATCTGGTGGTGCAGTTACAGCTACTAGCTTTGCTGGTGATGGCTCATCTTTAACAGGGCTTATATCTTTTGCATCAGGCACAAAGATGCTGTTTGGTCAGACGGCAGCTCCGACAGGTTTTACTAAGATAACTTCAAACGATGACGCTGCATTGCGTATTGTTAGCGGAACAGTTGGAACAGGTGGTTCGGTTGCACTATCTACTGCACTAGCCACGCCGTCTGTAACAGGAACTATCTCTGGTTCTACTGGTTCACACACTCTAAGTACCGCTGAAATGCCAAGCCACAATCACTCCTATACTCAACGCACTGGTAGTTCCACAATTAAATGGGATTACTTTAGTAATGCTACCAACGTAACCACGAGTAATAGCGGCAGTTCCACAGGTTCAACAGGCGGCGGTGGTTCACACAATCACTCATTATCGGCAACATTCTCAAGCGGTACAGCGACAATCAATGTGAAATACGTTGACGTAATTATGGCGAGTAAAGATTGATGCAGTTAGAAGTAAAACATAACTGTCCACTTAACAACTTTGAGCCTTGCAAGCAGCTAGACTGCGCTTGGTTTATTAAGCTGGCTGGCAAAGACCCTAACACTGGAAAAGATGTAGATGAGTTTGGTTGTGCTGTAGCGTGGATGCCAATGCTTTTAATTGAGAATGCACAGCAGTCACGCCAAACAGGTGCGGCAGTCGAAAGCTTCCGCAATGAGATGGTAAAGCAAAGTGAAACTAGCCACGAATTGCTAGAAAAAATTAAAAACCCATCCTTTGTAGACATGATTGAGGTAAGGCAATGAAAGTATCAATAATCAAAGAAGATGGCACAGTTGTAAAAGATAGCGTTGCATATGTAGGCTTAGATTTATCTAAATTGTCTAGCGATTTTCACGCTTTGCAATGGGATGGATCAAACGGTGATGTCGAAACCAAAGATGATAATGGAAACCCTGTTAATACAGCTATTAGTGATTTGTCGCCATATCAGTGGTGTATAGATGCTTGGCAAGTTGAGTATGATGCAGAGCAAGCTGCTATTGCGGCTGCTGAAGCTGCGGCTGCTGAAGCTGCTGACGCTAAAGGAGAAGGAGAATGACCAGAGCAAGAGACATTGCAAATCTTCTTGATGCAAGTGGTGACATTGTTGCTGGTGCATTTCCAGCAACGCTTCCGGCTGTATCCGGTGCAAACCTTACTGGCATTGAAGCGTTTCCTGCTGGGTGGACTGCTGCTTTAGATGGTTCTGACATGGTGTTTATTTATAATAGCGTTGAAGTTTTTAAGCTTACAACTTCTGGTGCTATTATTGCTAAAGATAACATAACTGCTTTTGGAACTCCGTAATGGCTATAGCAGCATCAGGTGCAGTTTCATTTAGTGATCTTAGGACAGAGTTTGTTGGCGGCTCATCAGCGATAAGTTTGAGTGATTTGTATCGTGGCGGCTCAAATATTTTGTCTAATGCTGGTGACAATCCATCAACAAATCTTGCAGCTTCTGTGCCTACATCTGGCGCAATTGATATACAAGATTTTTACAGCACAACCAAAGGATTTAAAAATACTGTTAGCAATTCGACAACGAATGTTGATGCTGATGCTTTGTTTGGTGATGATTATGATGTTAATTATCCAAAGATTATAGACATTAACTCTGGCGTTACTATTGGTGGGTCTGGTGATGATGCAATAGATATCCCATCTGGTTTGGCTGGGACGCTTACTATAAACAATGCTGGTAATATATTAGGTGCAGGTGGCGCTGCTGGGGCGGCTGGTGGTAATGGGATTAACTGTGCTTCTTCTGGCGTTACCATTAATAACACTGGTTTACTAGCTGGTGGAGGCGGCGGTGGAGGAAACGGCGGAGACGGCGGTGCTGGTGAGGTAAATAATACAGCAGATTGGTCAGGCAGAGAGCCAGCCGCAAGCTGGACTAATGGATCGGCTTCAGTCGGCTATTATTGGAACATTGGTTCTTATCATGTTCTCATCAGCGGTGGAACCACCACTATAATGTGGGGTAGTAATATTGGCAGTGCCAGCGGGTCGCCATCTTTCGTAAGAATTGGAAATAACGAATATCACAGAGGCCCTCATCGTGGTAGCAGCAAATACGAAATCTACCGTCAAGCAAAAACAGCTACTTCAGCGGGAGCAGGTGGCGCTGGTGGCGTTGGTCAAGGCTATAATCAGACAAACGCATCAGGTTCAAACGGAAGTGCTGGCGGTACGGGGGCTGGTACTGGCGGCGTTGGTGGCGCTGGATCTACCTACGCTGTTGCTGGCGTAGCGGGATCAAGTGGGGCAAACGGAAATTCATATAGCAGCGGTACAGGAAGTGCCGGAAACGCTGGTGGCGCAGCCGGAGCAGCCGTAACAGGTACATCAGTCACAATGAATAACACAGGAACAATTCACGGAGCAGTAGCATGACCAATTATAACATTGAAAAAGTTGAGGATGGTATTGCGACTTTACGTTACGCCGACAATAGCTGGGCTAAAATTGTTTTGGCATCGGATATGACGGAGGCTGATCTTGATGATTTGGCATTACAGTACGCACCAAAAGCTGGCGTTGCACCAAGTTTTGCAAAAGTTGGTTTTACTTCCACAGCCTCGGCTAAATCTGATCCAGAACCTGTTGACGAAAGACCAGACTGGCTTAAAGCTAGAACAGAAGCTTACGGTTTAATAGAAGCGCAAGTTGAGTACATAACAGAAAATGGTTTGGACAAGTGGCAAGAGCATGTGGCTAAAATTAAAGCTGATAATCCAAAGCCTGACTAATGGTAGTAGCTGAAGTTCTCACAGGTATCAGTCTTGTTAAGGCTTCAGTTGATTTTATTAAATCTAATATTTCAACATGCCAAGACATAGGGCAGATAGCTAGCCAGATAGATGATCTGTTTGCTGGCGAAAAACAGGTGCAGCAAGCAAGAGCCAAGAAGTCTGGCAGTAGTTTGGGCGATCAGTTTGGTGTTGATACTGTAGCTAAAGAAATGATTGACGCTAAGTTGGCTGCTGAACAGTTACGAGAAGTAGCAACTATGGTTGATATGAGGTTTGGGCATGGTACTTGGGCTGGCATTTTGGCTGAACGCGCGAAACGTATCGCGGAAGCGAAGGAGGCTGAAGCGGCTGCGAGGCGAGAGAAGATTAAAAGAGCAAATGAAATGGAAGAATCAATCAAGATAGCTTTAGGTGTTTTTTTGCTTGTAGCTGCGGTTGTTGGCTTGTTTGTTTTCTTAATGTTTAGTGTAGCAATGGCGGTACAGATTGATCACGGTAGAACAGTTTCTTAAATGGAAAGTATTACCACGCTTTATGATGCTGGTATCTACAGCAATGAGTTGGCGTTGTGCTGAATGGTTTATGGCATTGGATACGCCGACTGCTTCTCAGTCAGCTTTCGTCAGTGTTGTAATGGGCGTTATGACAGGCGTATTTGGGATTTGGATGGGTCACGAACATAAAGGAGAAAGCTAATGTTTACTGCTTTGATAGGGCCGATTGCATCTCTTGCCGGATCTTTTCTTGAGAACAAGGTAGAGCAATCTAAATCTAAAGGTGCTGTTGCCAAAGCTGAGGCTGAGGCAAAGGCTAAGGTTCTTGTGAGTTCTGCTACATCGGTAGCGGAATGGGAAAAGATTATGGCTCAGTCTACGCAAAATAGCTGGCGTGATGAGCTTGTTTCGATAGTTGTGTTGATTCCTGTCGTGCTGGTTTTTGTGCCTGGCATGGAAGAGATTGTGAAGTCTGGCTTTGATAGACTTAATGAGTTGCCTGAGTGGTACACATATCTAGTTTTTCTTGTATGCACCTCGGCATTAGGAATTAAAGGCATAGATAAATTTAGGAAAAAGTAATGGACATAGATCAGTTGCGTAAAGAGTTAGAAATTGACGAGGGTATTAAGCATGTCACATATAAGTGTAGTGCTGATCGGCTTACTTTTGGGATTGGTCACTTGGTCTTACCAGATGAACCAGAGTATAACCAACCAGTCGGAACGCCTGTCTCAGCAGATAGAGTTACAGAGTGCTTTGATCGTGACGTTGGAACAGTCATTGCTGAATCTCAAAGACTGTATCCACAGTTCGATAACTTGCCAGAAGAAGTAAAATTAATTATATGCAACATGTTATTCAATCTAGGGTTGCCAACTCTGTCTAAATTTAAGGACATGCAAGCTGCTATTAATGACAGGTTATGGGATCAAGCAGCCGATGCTATGGCTGATAGCAGGTGGGCAAGGCAGCTTCCTAACCGCAGCGGCAGGCTTATAGAGCGCATGAGAGCCGTAATTTAGGGGGTAGGATCATACACGGAAGGTTGCCAACGCCTGTCCTGACGCATCCTAGAGCGTTCTAATGCTCTAATTCTGATGTAATTGCAGCATATCCGGCTATATCTACTAATGTATCGTGATGTGGTTTGATGTGTTTGCCAGATTGCGTTGATGCAATTCTTGCTACTTTAAATAGTATCATCATAACTCCAACATCTTTTGCAGTTATTTCTTTGTGAAGATAAGTTGGATGAGGTTCGATGTTATTAATGTATTGTTCCCAAAGGTCAGCCACCAATCCTAAGTTGTCTTGAGGCGAACCAAACTCACCTTCTCTTTCTTTGGTAGCAGTGATGGCATCATTAAGAACTTTACCTCTAGTCATTATGCATATTCCTCTTCATCAATAGGTATGTGATACCTTTGTAGTTGTTTAATTTTGTTACGTTTAAAGTTTTGCACTTGTGCAAATATCCAGCCGCGCATACCTAAACCTTTTGTTTTAACTAATTTACCGCAATCTGTGCAGACAAAGTTTGCTTCACCATATTGAGCAAGCATAACTTCGCCAATGGTTGATGGCGGCATGGTACATATTGCACAGGTATCGCCATGCCATATCATTTTGCCTGACTCTTGTATTTCTATAAGGTCTATAAATCTTGGGTCATAGGCTGATGCCTTGTCATGATGTTGTTCTTCAATAAAGTTATCTATGTAATTATAAAATGGTGCAGATGATTCGCCAGCTATTGATGGTTTATCTACTGTTCCTTTTTTTGCACTACTAGCAGACAACAACCCATCTAAATGAATTTTGTTTACAACTTCATTTGGAGTTGGTGAGTATCGTAGCCACTTTTTGTCTTTTGATTTTTTGGTACGCAATGCAATGTTGTTAAGTCTGGTTTGTTTAGCAATTTTAGTTTTTTCAACTGGTTCAATACCCATTTCTTTTAGTTCACGCTGTATTCTGATAGGAGAGTTCTTGGGTAAGTGAGCGTGAAGTTCTACAGATTTAGGCTTTGGTGGTCTACCTTTTGGTTTGATACCATAAGAATCCAGAATTGCTTGCCGCCTTTTAGATATCTTTGGCATGATTACTCTATCCTTTTATCAACATAAAAACATTCTACACAGTTACCATTTGAAACTAAACGATCTGCAACATGGCCATGAATACAAGTGCTGCCAGTAAAGAATGTTTTTAATCCTTGTTCTTTAGCTCTGTCACGACTGATCTTTGATTTATATGATGGACTATCACTCACTAATCTAAGTGCATCTTTAATTTCTTGCATTGTAGGAACTGCCATTATTGCCTCCATTTGGGGGGTAGGATCATACACAGGCATATCTTAAAGCCTGTCCTGACGTATTCTAGAGCGATTAATTTAATATAAATGAAGCAATAAACCCTAATGTGAATGCAATCCAACATATAAGAAGTAATGTAAGCAGGTTACTTAGTTTCATAATGTCCTCCAATAAAAAACAGGGATACGGCTGACATATCCCTGCTCTATCCGTCACTAAAGTGGTGGAGATTTCTAGCTTTATCTTTTACTAAAACGGAATATCATCTTTAACCACTTGTTCTCCGTTAGGTAATGAGACTACATCAGCAACAGGTGCAGCTTGAACAGGCGCAGGTGCGGCTGCGTAGCTTGGGTCTTGTTCGGCAACGCTTAACCCAAGATACTGTTTGCCATCACTTGTCTCGTTGCGATAGGCAAACACTTTCTTGCCTTCACCAAGAGGGCCAGAGTAAGCATAGTCTTTGCCACTATCTTCAGCTTCAGCAAACATGATGCCTGCTTGCACATACACAGCTAAGTTGCCGTTAGGTTCTTTAACAACGACAGCTTTGTTTACATAGCCATCATCTTTCTTGGTAAAGCTTTCGATGTTAAGCTTGCCGGATAGGATCATGTCACCTGATCGATCATCGATAGGAAACACGCTGCCTTTGTTTGGTTTGATCTCGTATGCCATTAGAATTTTACCTTTTCAATATTGGAAGAAGATGGAGTTACTTTGACAATATTCGTGTCAGGTTTAGTAGGGCCTTTGGCTGCGTCATTGGCATCGTCATCGGTTGGCAGACCGAATGCAGCCAGCAATGAATAGCGTTTGGCATAGGTGATGCCGCTGCCCATTTTCTGTGGGTCAGATGGATCTTTAGTACGAATAGGGCAAATGCTTTGGCGCATTTCACCAGATGGTTGATGTCTGATCTGAGTACGCACGATCTGCACAATCGTACCTTCAAGTACAATCATGTCTAGCGGCTGCTCAAAGTATATGCCGAACTGATTAGCTTCTCTAGCAGCATCAATAGCTGCTTCAAGAGATGCATAGCTGTTTTTGAAGTGGGGGTTCTTTTTATCTTGGGTAGCAACTACAGCTAGTCTTTGATAGGCAAGCATTGCTTCGTCCATAGTCTTTGGCATTGGGGTTTGTTTGTCCATGATTTGCTCCTTAGTTCATGGTAATGCGGCAAGCACCACGCTTGTCACGCTTGATAGTAAGTAGGTCACAAAAGACTTCGCGCTCATCGGCTGCGATTAGTGACTTGAGTTCTTTCTTCACAGCCTCGTGCTGCTTGGCTTGGCCTTGTGTCTCAACAAAGTCAGAGGCTAATGATGTAAAGTGATTGTCTTTGCTAGCGTCACGCAGCTTCAAGCCGTTGATGTCGATAGCAGACCAGTCAATCTTGTACTGCGCTGGATCTTGTGGCGGCTCAGTAAGCTGCTCAACATGCTGCCAAAAATCTTTAACGCGCTCTACCACAGCACTGATGTATTC